CCACTCCAGTTGTGAAGTTTCCAAATTTCTGTCTTCACACCAAGAGCAGCCACTAATTCTTTGTACCTATTTAGTTGCAGTTCTTGTGCATTCACATCTTCTTCTGTAATCAAATGATAAGTTGCAACTACACAATCGCTGCCAGACTCTTCTACATACTTTTGCATTTCGGTAATGTTATTAAAAATGGTTTCGAAGTTCCCACCTTTTGTGTTATACATCCATTGATTATATTCGTCGGGCGTTGAACCAATAAAGGAAAAACGAAAGAAGTCTAACCCTGCATCAACGCACTGTTTCATATAGTCGCCGTGCATACGCAACCCATTAGAGAATGCAAATGCTTTGGCATTGTACTTCTTGACAATCTTAATATATTCGAACAATTGGCGATTCAGTGTAGGTTCGCCCGAGCCTTCTAGATTTACAACACGCAGCCCGTGCTTTGCGCAGTCACGCACATTGTCTTCAAATTCCATCAGCGACATTTTGGTAATGAAAGATTTTTCTCGACCACCAGTTCTCATATCTTGAGGGCACATGCTACAAGAATAATTACAACCGCCTTGAATTTCAATTACTGCTCTATCAATTTTCATAACTGCAACTCACTTAGAATGAATTTACGATATTTATTCGCCACGTGGTCAAGTCTTTTCAGACTGTTTGGCATATCTATCAAGAAATCAAAGAGATTATCTCGTTTGTCATCAGCTTTTTTAAAGTGTAAACACTGTGGGCTGTGTACTTTTGCGATTGTGCTATCGCCTAAAGAAATTACAGGCTTGCACAAATTCTTCGCAATGTATTGCCACATGCCATCATAAAAAATGCAAAATCTACTGGTGTTAATATGATAAAAGGCTTCTCTGACAGGAGTTCGATAAGTGATTTCTGTCAGAGTAAAGCCTTTGCTGTCTAGAATATCTAATATTTTTTCCCAATCATTGTCATCAAACGATCTTTTCCAACCCCACGGCGGTGCTTTATTGAAAAGTGGTCTCCAGAACACAACTTTCTTTGGGTTAGGATTGAGACACCATGCATCACGACGAAACGCCCACGTTGGTATTCCGTCAAGCACTTGCATGTTACCCACTTGTCTTTGAAATCCTCTGTGACGAAGCCTTGCTATTTCATAATCAGTAGAATTAAAAATATGATTTATATGCACAGCATCTGAATCGTGATAGAAAGAATGTAGATAATCGCCACGCTCAGCTATTGTTTCTGGGTCTTCGAAGTGAAAAAGAAATTTATCATCATGCTGCCAGAAAACATTCATCTGCATTTGCTTAAGCGATCTTCGCTTTCGAATCAAATGCGTCATCATGTGTACAGCATTCATTCCAAAAAGAATGTCGCCTACGCCTTCGGTTCCTTTCCAATCTACTTCATTTCCATAAGTAAAAAGATAAGGGTGACCTTTCAAAGGATCATGATATAGTTCAAGTTTCATGTCAATATAGATTTGATAGCTTTTCTAGCCTATACTTCTCGTAGAGTGTTTCATCTTCGTCAAGATATTTTGGGCGCTTGACATCGGCATTGGATCTGCCTCTGTCAAGATATTGATTCTTATGCTTATTGCGCTTCTTGTTTCGGGAATCAAACCGACTGTACTTTGCCATAACTAACGACCTTGCCCTCTGTATGCTTTGTAGTTGCGACGCTTACTCTTATTCATCGAAGAAGTTTTGATCATTCCTCGACCAATTGAGGTCGATTTGATAGTAGGCTCGGGGCGAATAGGTTGCCCCGTCTTAACTGTTTTTGCCATGATTAATTACCAGGTTTCCTTGAGCCATTCATCGTAGGGTAGAAAAAAATTGGTCTTATAAGACCAGAACTGACAGTTGTAGATCGGATGCTTCAGTTTCATACTGCCTCCAGTCGCTCCATCAAGCGTTCTGCNCGATTCGTGACTTGATTATACCACAAACTGTCGCGCCCTTCAACTGCTGCAGTTGCCCAATCGTGTGCTTCAAGTGCAGCATTGAACTTCTTGAACTTGCTCAGGCGCGGGCGACCCATGTTAAACATCATGTTAACCAAGACCTGCTGTACTTCGTCAGGGAATTCTCCAAAAGCCCCTTCTCCGTATAGAGTGTGACACTCTCCGATGGCAGTTTCAAGGTCTCGGTCAAAACACGCCCGGACTCTTTCTTCACTAACTGGAGTTCCAACTGGTTGTCCGAATTCCTCGTCACTTTCTGTGATAAGATGACCGACTCCAAATGTTGGGTAGCCGAGGTGATCATTGTAGATTTCATACACTACACCTTCGTCGATTTTAAGTTGCTCGTAAACTGCGTCTCTGTTCATTGTAAACCCATCCATTCCTTTGTCATGATGTAGTCTCTTACAAGACCACTTCGTACAATGTCTTCCCATGTAAAATGAATAATTGAGAAGTTCCTAAGTTGCTCTAGAATATCTAGAAATTGATTAATGCCTTTCTTATCGTTCTCAGTCTTGAAGTCAGACTGATGATAATCACCGCAGAAGATAATCTTCGAACCCTGACCTACTCGTGTGATGATAGAGTCAAGCTCATGGAAGTTTAGATTCTGCATTTCATCAACAAGGATGATACTGTGATCAAATGTCAAGCCACGAATGTACGAGGTCGACTCAAATGTCACATATTTATTATGTATAAGTTTGTCATATGCTCGGTCGTCTTCAAATAGTTCAGCAGCAATTGCACGATAAGGGCTTGTGTATGCATTGAGTTTTTCTTCAATCGTACCAGGCAAATAACCTACGTCTCGTGTAGGTACGACTGAGCGAATGATTCGAAGTGATTCGTATGGTGTGCTTTTGTCCATGACTTCTTCAAGCGCAAGATACATGCCAAGAAAAGTCTTACCTGTACCTGCTGTACCCACAAGAGCCATGTGATCACCATCACGCCACGCATCAAATACTTCTTTCTGATGTTCGGTGATAGGATCGATAGTAACTAGATCGTCGATGCGAATGTTCATCGACTCGCCATTCTGTTGTTTTCTAGTCATCGTCATAGCTTAATGGTATTTGCGACTTGTCTACCTGCTGATTTCTTTATGCTTTTCAAATGACTTTTCCAACTGTCGGGTGTTTTATTAACAATATTGCCTGTGTGTGTAACGAGAGCAGCGCCACCAATGATTTGCTCCCATTCNCCTGATTCTACAAGTGCTTGCATTTCAGCAATCTTTAGCATCTTGTCTTCTACTTCTCCTGTTGTCTTGTTTCTCATTGTATATAATGGCATTTTAGTTTCCTGTAAATCCAAAAAAAGTGAGCCCCGAAACCGAGGCTCACCATTAGATGTGGATCACCCCCTTGCGCGAGATTCTACCTGAGATATTGCTGCGTCTAAAAATGATTGTCGTTTAGCAATCTTGTGTGCTATCTCAGTTTTACCTCGTTTGTTCAGTTTATGAATATAATGTCCAAGTTCTCTAGAATCTTTCTTCAATCGCTCAATTTGATTGGATTCGACCATAGGCGCTCCTTACTATACATCTGTTTGTTTTACTTGGATCATAATTAGTCTCGGATCAACTGCGGAAATGCCTCCTTAACTAGACTCTTGGTCAATCCTTTCATGGGGCTTTTTTTATTGATCATAGATACTAATAGTTCAGCATCTTTGGGGTGTATCGCCTCAAGTATGTCGATGAACATACGCTCGCGACGAATAGGGTTAAGCCTGCTGCTTTCGCGCAGACCTTTTACGAAATATTTAAAGTTGCGGTGCTGTCTTAAAAGAGACGAAGGATAAGATTCTTCGTTATTAGGTGTGTAGGGAGGTGTGCCACCAGGTAGATTCCACTGGATGGTTTCGTCGAATGTCCCTCTCAAAACATCTAGAAGAGGCATGATTTCGTTTTTTTGTAGAACTGCAATCTTGTCTTTTTTTGTTTTAGCATTCTCTACTTTTTCCAAGATTTCGAATACTTCTAGTTTCCTTGCAGATACTGCCATAATGATCACCTATATTATATACTCTGTTCCCTGACGCGGGGAGTTTTATTTTATCATGAATTTTGAGATTTGTCAATCTCTTCTTGCTTTCTGCCTTTCTTGATCAATCCACTTCTTCGCCTTTTCATTCTCGGGCGGCTTGTTAGTGAATTTCTGAACATCGCGATAAGCACGAAGAGTTTCTTTCTGATAGTCTTTGCCTTGAGAGTTATCAACTACAAGGAAGTTATTCTTGCCAAACATCTGCTGGAAACGCCCAGTATTGCGCTGAACAGCTTTCCAGTATTTTTCGACTTCTGCATCGGGTAGAGAGCGTTCGCGCATTCTATTGCGCTCCAGAGCCGTCTCCAGATCGGTATTGACGAAGATCATAGCCACATCATAACCGAGCGCGCGCATGTTGATTGCTTGCTTTGCAATCTTGTCGGGATCTTTACCAGTGCCATCGACGACAATACCAAGCCGACCAGTGATATATGTCGCTTGCTTCTTTGCTGTCAAAGTCTTAGCTTTACCGCGAAGCTCTTGCCCTTGAGTAGAAAAGATATTCTCGGGATCCATTGTCATACCAGCTTTTTTCATCGCTGCTTCGAAAGCATCGTCAGAGTTTACGACTTTGTAGCCCATTGCAGGCAGACCAGTCTTACCAACGATAAACGATTTACCAGAGCCAGGACCACCTGCAAGAAACACTGCTTTAAAGATTGCAGGATCATTGACACCTTCGTCAAGATGACGAATCCAAGAGGAGAATTTTAAAATCATAGGAGACATTTCTTATCTCAGTGAGTGATATAGTTATTTATAAATCTTGAGTCTTCAGATGTTTTGAGTGAATCTTACAACCAATAAACTCGTTATAGTAATCATCACGCAATAAAACATCCTTCTCAAACTGATATTTAGCTTCGTAATACGAACATTCGCCCTTTGTTTTACATAATTTTAAAATATCTCGACGATATGCGTCACCACCTTTTGATTCAACAAGCGACTTCAGTTCTTCGGAACTACCATAGTAGTCTTTCCAGTCTGACATCGTTTTCTTGATGCGCTTGCGTTTCTGCCCTTTGAGTGGCGGTAGCTTACGAATCGCCCAGAAAAACTTCTTACCAATATACTTCTTATTAGTATCTAGTTCAGTAATTACATAAACAAAGCCCACATAGGCTGATATCTCGTCTTCTGTGGGCTCAAAGATTTTATTATTATAATACCACATGAAACTAATCGAAGTCTACAAGCTCAACGTCGATAGCCTCACTACCACACATTGGGCAATATACTGGCTTTTCATCTTCGTCTTCTATTATAATTGTAAACTCGGTACTGCATAAAACACATTTGACTTCGTATTGATATTCTTCCATTTATGCAGCATCCTCGTCCCAACCCCAATCACCTTCCATGCCGACAACAGAATACTCGGTGACACGCTTCTCAAAGAAATTATCGTGAGAAGCACCATTCAACACCCAATCAAGCCAAGGTAGAGGATTGTCTTTCTGCTTGAACTTGGTCTTGAGACCAAGCTGCAGCAAGCGACGGTCAGCAATGTGTCTTATATATGCGCGCACTTCTTCTTTGGTCAAGCCCTGCACATCATTGCCTTTGAATGCAAGATTGATAAACTTATCTTCAAGCTTGACTGCAGTGCTTGCCATTTCGTAAATCTTGGACTTCAGTTCATCATTTACAATGCGCGGACGCTCTTCACAGAAAGTGCGGAACAGCTTTGCATTGCCTTGAACATGCAGAGTCTCGTCACGGATCGACCACTCGACAATCGTGCCCATGCCCTTCATCTTACCATGACGTTGGAAGTTGAGCAGCATGACAAACGAAGCAAACACGGCGAGCCCTTCGTTAAAGACCGACTGAGCCAGCGCGAGCGCAAGGCCTGTATGCGTAGTGATGTCGCCTTCTTTCATGAAGTCGACCTTATCAGCCATTTCCTTGTACTCTAGAAACTTGTGATATTCCTCGTCAGGAAGACCGAGGGTATCGTTTAAAAGCGCGTAGGCGCGCTGGTGCACCGCCTCACGGCTTGCAAACGACGATAGCATATTACGCACTTCATTATTCTTAAACTTCGGAATCAGAAGCTCGTGGTAGTTCTCACCGACTTGCACATCGCTCTGAGTGAACAGACGAAGGATATGAGTGATAAACTCTTTCTCATCTTCGCTCAGCTTTGTCTTCCAGTCCTGTACATCTTCAGACAGTTCTGCTTCGTCTTCGATCCAGTGGACTTCTTCGTGCTTCTTCGAAAGCTCTACAGCCCAGGGGTATTGAAAGGGCTTGTATGTGGTGCTAAAATCTAGTAGTGCCATTAATCTTCCTTTTTAGTCCAATGACTCCATAGAGAGTGTGTGAAATCTATATTGCATTCATCAGTTAAATTGTTTTCTTTTGCAATTGGTGATAGCATCGTTTTAGTGGTTTCTGGCTTTCGAAACCCTTCGACTGATTGATATACAGAGACATCGTGTTTTGTATCATCAAGATAGTCATGTGTCATGATAACATCATTGAGTTTTATCAACGGCGCAAGCGTCGCAAATTCATACAATTTATTACCACCATCGCAAAGAACAAGGCATCTTCCTTCACGAGAAATATACTCGCGAATGAACTCTTTTTCTTCTGCGAAATTGACAGTTCTGATATTTAGATGGGACGCATTTGGATGAATAACGTTTGGATCAATTTCATATCCAAGATATTCTACGTTTGGAGCAATCTTGCTAATAAACAGTGACAGACCGCCCGCATACGTTCCAATCTCTATAACTCTATAAAATCCGCCTTGCCCAAGAAGAACAGGAAAAGTTTGAAATATATGAGTTGATTGTTTTGTTCTTATGCCTTCATAAGTATCAATCTTACTGATCTTCATTTTCTAAAGGCTCTCCATCTTCGTCACACTCTGTAAGAACACATCCACCTTGAATTTCGTAATAACAATAGTCTGCATCAAATCCTTCAAGCGCGCCTTCACCGTCCCACAGCCCACTGATACCATTCTCATCAAGTGCTTCGGTGATTGCTTCAACTTCGTCTTCATCTTCAACTTTAAAAATTTCGTAGTCTTCTGAGCAGCCATCCCAAGTCGAAAGCATTTCAAACTGATAATCATCTAGTTCGATATAATCATCGTCTTCTTCAGGAAGCCAAGTATAGTACTCGACATCATCCTCGTCGTATGAGTCGCCAAGAAGTTCTTTCATTTCACTCTCAGTTTCAGGCACGGACAGTTTAAACGACCCGCCTCTCCAAAGAGTTTGTACTAGAATCCTAGCACCGTCTTCGCGCTCGTACCATTCGCCTTCGACAAGCGACTTCTTGAATTTTGGTTCAATAATATAGTATTTCATAGTTTAGCCCTCACAAGCCTTGCATTCATCAGATTCTTCGACAGGTGCGTTATTTAGAAACGCCATAAGGTCTTCATAACCACCAATATAATTACCCCCAATATAAATTTGAGGAACAGTACTCACTTTTCTTCCAGTCACTTCTGCTGCGGTCTTGCCAATTTCTTCAAGATCAATCTTATCAAATGGTATGCCACGCAACTTCAGTTCTTCCATCGCCATAGCACAGAACGGGCAGTTCTTTTTGCTATAGACAATATTTCTTTTGTCGTCTTGCAGTGCTACGCGCTCGACTTTCTCAGACACATTTTCTGCGCGAGACTTGGCTTCGGTGCGCAGATAATACAGACCCTTGAGCCCTTCTTTCCATGCCTTGATATGAACTTTATTTACATACGATTTTGGTGCACCAGCGGGAAAGAATAGATTCACAGATTGCCCTTGGCAGATATACTTTTGACGATCCGCAGCATGTTGCACAACCCAGGTTTGATCAAGTTCTTGTGCGGTCTTGAAGATGGCTTTCTCACCTTCAGTCAAAAATGGCAGGTGCTGAACAGAACCCTTGTTGGTGATGATTGAAGTCCAGTTTGATTCGTTATTCTCGCCCTTCTCGGTCAGCAGTTTATCAAGATACTTATTCTTCACCAAGAATGAACCGGCGCGAGTACGGTGTGTGTATGCGCATGCTTTGATAGGCTCAATGGATGGCGAGGTGGACAAGATAACACCACTGGACGCATTTGGGGCGATAGCGAGCAAATGTGCGTTGCGTCGACCGGTGCCCACTCCGTCAGGATATTCGCCTCGCTCTTGCGCGAGAAGTCTAGTCTCTTCGTTTGCTTGGCTGGAGATACGCTCAAAGACAACCGTATTGATCTCTTTCGCAGTTTCACTTTCCCATGCGACTCCATGTTTCTGTAAGAGAGAGTGGAATCCCATAGCGCCCAAGCCAATGGATCTTTCTCGTTCAGCCGAGTACTTAGCCCTTGAGATAGAATCAGGCGCGTTGTCGATAAAGTACTGCAGGACATTGTCAAGCATGCGAATAAGATCACGCACAATATTCGTATCTTTCCATTCATCATAATACTCTAGATTGAGAGAAGACAAGCAGCACACAGCAGTTCTGTCAGCCGAAGTTGGCAAGTGAATCTCATTGCAAAGATTCGAACCGTGAATCTTAAGCCCAAGGTCTTTGAGATTTTGAGGTAGCGCATCGTTTGCGGTATCGATAAAGTTTAGATAAGGTTCGCCAGTACGAAAACGAATCTCAAGAATACGCTCCCACAGTTTACGAGCATTGATCGTTTCTTTGATTGCATCGTCTTTTGGATCTCTTAAATCAAAATCGCTGTTGCTAACAACTGCTTGCATAAACTCATTAGTGATGTTGATGGCGTTGTGCAAATTCAACGCTTTGCGTTGCACATCGCCTGTAGGAATACGCATATTCAGAAACTCTACGATATCAGGATGAGAGACATCCATGTACGCAGCATAAGAACCCTTGCGAGTCTTGCCTTGACGATACGCAATCATGTCAGCGTCTACAGTGTGCAGAAACGGAATTGGACCAGGCGCAATGTCAGATACAGTACGAACATCGCTCCAGTGACCGCCTACGCCGCCACCAAGCACGGAAAGCCATCGCAGTTCACTAGAGTGATCAATTAATCCTTCAAGTGTATCAGGCACATAAGTGAGAAAACACGAGATAGGCATTCCCTTGCCCTTGCCGTGCCCGTTGGGTGCATTCGACAAAACAGGCGATGCGAACATGAACCACTTTTTCGAAACATACTCGTAAAGTCTTTTAGCCAGTTGCACATCCATTTCGTCTTTGTATGTTGCCCATGCCTTTGCAGCGCGAGCATATGCTTCTTGTGGTGAGTTTTCATATTCGTTCAGATAAAAATCTTTAAGCATTCCTACCGCGTAATCTTCTAGCAATTCGTCCCGCGATAAATCGATTGTGACTGACATTCGTTTCTCTCTTTTTTAAGCGTAAAGGGTACTAATGATCCACATATGGATCATTTTATAGTGTTATGAATCATTTATGATACACTATATCTAGTGTAAGATCAATTAGGCTTTTGCTGTTCTTCTACTACTTCTTTGTTCTTTTCAAGCCAGTCATCAGCGTCAGTGCCTTCATCACCAGTTGTTGCTTCGCGGTAGTATAGAATAATCTCTTTCTGCTGGCGAACATAGCGACGAATCTCTTGCAGATTAAACGCCATGTTCTCATAGCTCTGAGGTGTCAGAGCGAACACTACCAAGTCACCACCCAGAATTTTCTCAATCTTTGCAGTTTGTTCTTCTAAGTTGTCTTTAGTAATCACAAAGAACTTCACATTCTCAAGAGCGATTTCTTGAGGTAGCGGTGGCTGATAGATGCGCAGAGGCACAGTCTCAGTCACTGTCACAATCTTAGGGGGGAGAGGCTCGGGTTCAGGCTTTTTACCAAAACCGAACTTAGGCAGCCCGAATGTAGAACATCCAGACAAAATCAACGCGAGCAGTATAACACTAACCTTCTTCATTTGCAACCTCCACTTCATCATCAGCTTGGTCTACTTCACGGCTATCTTGTTCTACTTGTCGAAATACTGCTTCAGTGCCTTTATTAATACGGGGTTCGATTAGACCTGGCTTGAGTCTAGCAAGCTTAGTCAGATCGTGTTTACGAAAGACAGACATGTACTCATCACGCTCTTTTGCAAGTTGAGCATGTTGGGTAGAAAGATTAGTGAATGCTTGACGCTGCTTCTCTAGATCAGCCTGCATCGTCTCAAGAGCTTTGCGATTCTTCGCTTCTGCTTCAAGCAACTTTTCTTGATTTGTTTCTAGAATGGTGATTGCTGCTTCTTTTTGTGAAATGACACTTGACAACTCACTCACTTTGGTTGTATGATAGGCATATGCGCCTCCACCAAGCAAAAGAATCAAAGGCAACATCTTAATAAACGCAAACATAATTTAACACTCCAAATTCGGTGGTATTTTTAACCAGCAATTAAGTAATTCAGACGACCGCTCTCTGTCTTTCTCTCTTTGTTTATAATACTTCATCATATTATCTTGCGCATGCGGAGGCAGTTGTGTATACGCTGCTCTTTCTTGCGCATTCATAAATTGTTTCTTGGGATATGTTCCCGTAATGCTTAATGTATATAGAAAAGTTTCGTCGGGCTGTTCGTCGCGAATCATATCAGGCGACCATGCAACTGCACATCCTGACAATAGCAGAACGGGCAGCAAACGAATCATTTTTGCTGCTTTTTGAACTTGCCGTTGATTTCAATATAGCGTCTGGTGAGGGGTCGACGCTTCTTCTTCTTGCCGTACATCCAGTCTGCGGGATCGTTTTTCGAAGTACCAGCAATGCCAGGACCTGTAGTCATTGTAGGCTCTTCAACAAATTGCTTGAACGATTTCACTTGTAAAGCTCTCCCACTGTGACATACATTGGTTGATTCGTATTTAAATGAGTCACTTGATATATATCTAAACCGAGAATTGAACCAACAGGATATGCGCCATCTTCGACGCGAATCTGATCTTTTGATAAAGTCATTTCTTCTAGATTTGTAATACGCTCTTCGCGTAGACGATAAATGCCAGGCGACAACTGCTTGCTCTCCAGAACGTACCAGTAACAACCTTCTTCAAGAAAATCAAGAGGATCGATGTTTGATTGCTTTAAAATTTTGTGAACGGTTGCATCACTCAAAGAATATTTCTCTTTGAGAAGAAACAGCGCTGCTGCATAAGACGCTAGAGTGCTTTTACCACCAGGAACTTTCTCTAGCAGTCTTTTGATGTTGAAGACTAAACGAATGAAAGTTGTGTATGCGGATTTCTTTTCGTCATTATCAAGCTTAACAGCTTTGACACGCTTGCCATTTTCATCGATAATACCAAGCTTGTATGCGTCAGTTTCTTCCCACGGTGTTGTGAGAAGTTTTACAAAACGAAAAGAATAATAAAGATCGCCTGCTCTTGATGCTAATGACACTATATGTTCCTCAGTTCTTCAACAACAGTTTCGTCCATTGCTGTGCCTGTATATTTATCGTTTGGTATTACGTTCAAATATATGAGAAAGGGCTTGAGAATTGGTAGATTTTCTTCAGTAAATACTTTATATTCTAACATCCTCAATCCCGTGTCAATACCAAAAACATTAAAGATTACAACCAGATGATTTAGTATGAGATTAACAGAAAGCTTCCCGCCGTCTTCGTATCGTTTGACAAGCCGTTTGAGATACTTGAAGCGATTAACATCTTCGTAGAATTCTTCTGCATCAATACAAGTGGGATTATAATAACTTCGCGCTGCATACAGAAGAAAAGTATCTTCATTAAGTTCATCAAATAAAAGCATCATGGTCCCTATAACAAATAGATATTTTCTGTATTTATAAAAAAACCCGCCGATTGCTCGACGGGTTTCTTAGGTCAAACTACTTTACTTTTTAGCAGAGTACGCTTGCCCACCAAAGAATGCAGCAACAATAGCAGCAACAGAAACAAAGTATGTAGCAGCCATGTCTCCTAGAATTTCAGAGGCTTTGTCAAGCCCAATCCAGTCTGCAAGTACAACAGCAAAAGGATATAGTAACAAACCAAACAACGCAAACCATGTCATATTTCTTTGCGCATCGCGCATCGCATCAGCATCCTCCAGTTCTTTTCGCTTAAACTCCATATACATGCGGTGTTCTTCTTCAGACACATGACCATCACCGTTTGTGTCTGCGGGATGATAGCCCTTCTCTTTTTTTTCTTCTTCTGCCATGATTAGACCTCTTCAGGTTCTAGGTCTTCATCGTCTCCATAGTGAAAGTGTTCAACTTCTTTTTCAATTACTGTTTCAATGACCGGTGCTTCATGGAGTGTTTGCTTAGGCAGAGCAGTGTTGCCGTGCCAGTGAGCAATCTGTTCAGCAGTAAACTTCTGCTTTTTAATCACTTCGCCCCAAGGGGTGACCCAACCTCTTTCGGTTGGGTATGTCCCTGCTGGAGCCCAGTGAGGCGTACGAATCTCTTTCATTTATCCCTCCTTACCTGTAGTGCGGGTTACTGCACCCTTAACGGGGTTTACGATGTTCTTATCGCCGACGCGAGTTTCACCAGGGCGCATAGGTGCTTGACCTTTCACTGCACGACCTGCTTTGGTTGCATCTTCATGCCCCTTTGCATCATCAGCCGCAAGTTCAGGGTTGTCCATGTTCGCATCTTTCGCCATGTCTAGTGCTGCTTTGCCCTTGAACTTATCTTTCATGGTCTCTGCCTTAGCAGCACCTTTAGTACGCTCACCGTAAGTCTTGCCTTCTTCAACGCCTTCTTTCTTCATACGACGCTGCTTCAGACGATCAGCAAGGCGCTTCTTTGCTGCTTGAGCATCTTGATTAGAGATTCTAAAACCGCCAGTATCGTGACTAGCCTTGTCTTTCGACATATCGCCTTCTTTCATCTTCTTAGCAGTGTGCTTGTGAGACTCAGACACAAGAATGGTCAGATCCTCGACAGGCACATCAAACTCAACACCATGCTCAAACATCACATCGTAGTGAGTCACGATTGCAGTACCGTCGGATTGCTCGACTAGAGTGTGCTGACCAGGGATGCACTCACCAAAGCCCCATTGCTCAGAAGCAACATGCTTAGCGCAGTCATGAGACAGTGCTTTATCTACAGATTTGGTGGAGATATCAACTGCTTCGTTTCTACCATAGATCAGTTTACCAGTCATTCTGTCGACCTTTTTAACGCCTTTGTCGCCCTGACGCTTCTGGACATGCGCTCTAGCCTTGTCAGCCTTCTTGTCTAGACGATCCGTCTCTTTGTCAGCGCCGGGACCGTATGCAGAACTGCCGTATTCAAAACTTTTTGCTTGACTAGCAGCAGCCGCTTTACGAGCGAGCTTTGCAGAGATTTCGTCAAGTTGTTCTTCGCTCAAGTTATCAATCAGGTCGTCAAGGTTTACAGATTCGTTTCTACCATAGATCAGTTTACCAGTCATTCTATCGACTTTCTTGACACCTTTATCACCTTGACGCTTCTGAACGTGAGCGCGGGCTTTATCAGCCTTCTTGTCTAGGCGATCAGTCTCTTTGTCAGAACCAGGGCCATACGCAGAACTGCCGTATTCAAAACTTTTTGCTGCGCTTGACGCAGCAGCCTTACGAGCGAGTTTGGCAGAGACTTCATCAAGTTCAACAGCTTCGTCCATTTTGTCTAGAAGCCAATCGCGAGGATCAGTGTCTAGACCACGAGCATACTTGACAGCGCCTTTACGGTCACCCTTCTTGAGCATCATTGCGACTTTCATCATATCGTTTTTGTCAATGCCGCCATGCTTCTTAGCATAAGTCTCAATTTCTTTCCAGACTTCTTCGTTTACAGACTCTTCAAACAGTTTGCGAATCTCACCGCCCGAAACATAATCAGGAAGCATTTTCTCAAGGTCACCAGCAGAAACTTTAGCCATCTTAGCGACTTTAGATGCAAAAGGCTTCATTGTTTTGCTGCGCATCATCTTAGCAGCAATGTCTTTGCCAGTGGCTTCTTCAAGATCAGTATCTTCTTTCTTCATCGCCTTGGCAATGGTCTTACGACGATTGTGAAGATACTCGTCAGAAGAATCCGTGTCGCCATCATTGTCGAGGTCTTTGTCTTTACGATCATCATAATCTTTCTTGAGAGCCTTCGAATCGACAGGATCAAGCTTCTTTTTGCCTTCAACCACTTCTAGCCAAAGCGATTGAATTTTTTTGATGTATTCAGAGTTCATTGTTTTCTCCGTTTAAACTGAAATGCCAAACTGGGCAGCAAGGGCGGCGACACATACACCGATCACAAGCCAACTAATCTTTTGATTGACAGCAACTTTTTCGACAAGAGAAGTCACACTGTTTTCGATGTTATCGATTTTACCTGATAATCTATTTAGTCTCTCGTGCTGCTCTTCTCGACGCTCTTCTAGATCAGCAATCTTCTCTTCAACCTTTGCAAGTTGAATGATTGCGTCCGTCATTTTGTCGATTTTGCCTTCGATGCGATCTAGTCGCGCCGACTGTGTTTCTCGTGTTGCCATGCGTCAATCGCTCCATCCGATTTAGTTGTCTACTTTGGCGCCGCTTCGCCATTGATAGCAAGACCAATACCTTGCTTTCCATTTAGGGCCAGGATTGTCGCAGTTGTGCCTAGCTCTAAAATTCTTTCTTCTACCGGGATCGTCGCGCTTAATTTCCATATTAGGATCGCCGAAGTTTACTTTTACTACATTGCCCTTGTCGTTCTTGACATAGACAGAAAACTTTTTAGGACCACCAGGTGTACGAAACGGATTGTTCAGCGTAACTTTCTTACCCTGATACTCTGCTGCTTCGAAAACCAATTCTTCATACATTGATTCGCAAGCGCAATCGATTTCGTCTGCTCTGTGGTCGCTAAATTTTTTCATCGATACATTCCAGGCACCATATCGTCGTCATCGTCTTCATCGTCATTTTTCATACGATGCTTTTCGCCTTGCACATAAGAGTAAAGCCCTTCTACATCGCTGTGTACTTTACTCAGTTTGTTCTGATACCACTCTTCGATTTCACCGCCTTCTTGAACATACTCAAGAATTTCGTCTACGGCATAGCAAATGAAATGGAGTTGCTGCTCAGCCATCTCAGCCTTTTCCATTTCGTTATCGCGCTGTTCTCTAATAGATTTAAATGTTTTCATTATGCCACATACATGTTCAGTTCGTATTTACCACTGTCCATGCCATAAACTTGCATGTGAAGTTTTTGACGAACAGGCTTTGCAGTTCTTTTATCGAACAGGTCAATGCTGAAAGAGTTGGTCTTACCCGGTGATGGTTTACGAGGTCCGCTTGAGACCTTATTGAAAAAGTCTTGCGAGTCGACTTCGTAACCCATCTTATCAAAGACATGATTGACAGCATGTTGAACAGCAGCGCTGTAAGTCTTGTGATAAATTTGATAGTTAGAACCCTTCGCTTCTTTGAGTGCTTCACGGAATTGAAAGAAGTTCATAGATTCTTCATTGACTGTTAGATGGCTTGGTGAAACTGCAATTGTTCGACCATTTGCAAACTTAACCATTGCTTCACCGTCAAGCATGTTTGTGATTACGCCTGCTTTACCGATGAGAGAACGATCAAGAACACTCTTGTTAGGCTTAAGAGTAACGCGATCACCAACAGATACTTTTGCTTCATTAACATTTTCGTTTTGGCGCTTGAGAACTGCTGCCACTTGAGAATGATTAGAAAGACCTTTTTTAATCTTTTCAATTTTCTCAACAGCACCAGTATAGTTTCCTTTTTTGTAGCGAGGATCAGAAGCAATACCAACAGCCATTTTAACTTCTTTTGGAGAAAATGCTTCTTCTACAGATTCTTTCTTAGCAGGCAGACCTTTGTGCTTAGTCTTCGCAAAGTCTTTTACATCTTTCTTGCTCATAGATGCAGCAGCCTTAGCAACTTCAGGAGACGCGTCGTCCATTTCACCCTTCTGCTTAGCGCGCACCATACCCATGAAACGCTGCTGTGCTTTCGACACAGCCTTTTCTTCAATAGATTCGATGTTTAATGTTTTGGGATAATCAGGATCACCCTTCTTAGCAGGGGCTTCGCCGCGCTTCTTCTTTTGATTGATGTTGTACCAAAGACCTTTCTTAGCAGTACGCCCATCTTTCGTCTTGTGCGTATCTTTTTCTTCTTCTACGCCTTCTTTGGGCACACAGTTAGGCACTTCTTTGCCATCTTTCTTTTTCATGCCCACCTGAACATATCCCTTCCAGCAGGGATCGTCCTTGTCTTTTTTCAATTTTTCAGAAAGGTCTTTAAAAGTTTTCACTAAAGAAAATCTCCTGCTAAGTTATAATTGTATTTATACTTTTGGTGTTGTCTGACGGTTTTTGCGTCTTGCACGAGCGAGCCTTGCGCGATCAAGAATACGATCATAGTCTCGCTCTCTTCTTTCGCGATCTCTGCGCTCTGCTTCACGATCTTGCTGCTTGTCTATTCGAATGCGCTGCATTGCACTGTCAAGTTCATCTTCGTTCATAGGAGACTTGGTGTGGACATGCGCAGTTTCTTGACCAGGAACTTTGCTCTTTGCTTTTCTTGATGCCTCGGGAGTACCCCATTCAGGCTGATCTTTATACCAGCGATCAGTGTGCTTCTTGGGCTGAGCATTGATCTTTTCTTTTGAAACTTCTTCGACAAATGTAGGCTCGTAGTTGAGTAGATGCTTAGGCATCTTACCTTTCTTAACTAGATTACGAAACAGTTTGTCAAGTGTGCGAACATCTGTGTTTGTGATCCGCGCTGCTTTGACAAGATTTTTTCTCGCATCGTTTGGATTCTTTTTGCGAAGATCAAGGAACATACGAACCGCTCGCTCATACTGCTTGCGGTTGATGGTCTTGTCAAGGAATCGATCTAGTGCAGGTGCGATATCACGCAGAATACCACTGCCGCCATAACCTGCTTCGTCTAGTTCTACATCATCAATCCACTGACGCGAAATATTTCCTTCTTCTAGTGCAATGATGACATAGTTGGTGCCGAGACGATGAATATAACCAGTCTCGCCAGTTTTCTTTATTATAACATTATCGCCTTCATTAAACAACTCACCTTCAACAAACTTCTCACGAGTCTCAGACACAGGCTCTAGTTCAATGTGATTCTTGAACTGGGTCATTTCTTTCAGCCCCATGCCCGCGCGTACATCATTGAACAAACGCTTTGCGTCTTTGTTCGACATGGTGTTAGGCACGCCTTGCGAGAATGTGGTAAAGTCATTATTCTTCGCGTTCTCGCGCTGTTTCGATGCGGACATGCCTTCGACGCCTTCTGCATCAGGATCACGATCACCCGCAGAGACGACATTAATTTTTTCGAAATTATAGAAACCATGACGACCTTTTTCGCCATTGTATTTCTCTAGAAGAGTCTTAAACTCGGTGACACGATCAGCACCAACAACCATAGTAATTTTGTTGAAGCCTTGATCGTATAGCGCAGATGCTACTTCAAAAACATTGCGCAGTTTCTTATTCAGAATAACATTGCGCGCATGCTTGGGAAACATCTTACGCACATGCTTGATTTTCTGCTCATATGTGAGCGGATTCTTTTTGGGATCAAAAGACTGAGAAAGATAAACTTTGTAAGGGTTCTTGCCTGCTTTAGTGGCAAGAACAGACATTAGTTTGCCATGACCAATCGTCGGAGGATTCATTCGCCCAAAGGTGAAGAATACCTCTCGCTGTTCTTCTACGAGATATTGTTTAAATGATGGAAAGCTCATTTCTGACTCTGCGCACTCTGCTTGCGTTCTCTTTCTCTCTTACGCACCTGAGGCATCAGCTTACGAGCAATCTTTTCAATACGAGGCTTTAGCTTCTCAAGACGCTTTTCAATTTCTTGACGGCGAGACGCTGGTAGTTCATCACGAGGTACACCCTTAGACAGTTTGAGAAACATTTGATTAATTGCTTGCTTTCTTGCGCGCTTGTTAATACGACCAGTGTCCGCAGTGCGACGCATAGCCTTCTTGCGCCCCATGGCAATCTTGGTCTTATACTTCTTCATGATACGAGCGCGCTGGCGACGCTGCGCAAAGTTAAGCGCTTCGTCTGTCTGCTCTGCTTCTTCTCCAATACGCCCTCGCTTACGCTTCATAGCAGCATAAGAGATTTCTTCTGGCATACCAGGAGTATAATCAACAGTTAAAAAATCTTTAAAACTTAGCATACTAGTTTCTCGTTGGTTTATCCCATCCCTTCAAAATATCAGGTGAAAAGTTGTTGTATGAAAACTCCATACGATCAACAAGTTTCACCGCGTCACCACCAAGTGTGTCAATAGCCACATAACCTTCTTGCCCAGTAACCTTGAAACCCTTGCGTGTTTTAACAAAAGTTTCAAGATTACTCAACTGGTTTAATTTATTTATAAGTTTTAGTTTGACAAGAACAATTAATTTTTGCAACTCAAACATTTTTACGAGGTTTGCTTTGTTTTCCTCTGAGAAGAACGAGAGGAGGTCGTCGAGCTTTTTCTGCTGCGTGGCTTTGCCGCTCGCGGTTTTGCGCTTGTCGATTTCGGCTTTGTACTTGTTTTTGATCCAGCGGACGAGCTTTGTGGTGTGGGCTTGGGAGTTTCCAATGACGGTGCCGGCACGGACGAAGGTGTTGTTGTATTGCTCAATGTGCTGGGCGAGGGTTGGATTTCCTTCAAGGGCTCTGAGGGTTGTGCCACTGATGGAGTTAAAAAGTTTACCAATTTGCGAAAGATATTCATTTACTGTCTCCGTTTCACTTTTAGTCAAAGTCGCATTCTGAACATTGCGAAGCATTGCATCCTGCGACCATACATTTTTGCTAGCTTTAAGTTGTCTTACATTCACACCATACGAAGCCTTCATAGTTTCGAAAGTGTTACCAGTATATGTAGTGTGCCATACAATACCGATCTTTGCTTGAAGAATATCTTTTGCTTGATCTACAGGCACTGCATATACAATGGTATTTGGATGGAAAGTAACATATGTGTTACCGTCGATCTTTTTTCTTGCAAGATCGCCTTTTCCAAAAAGAAAATCACCCTGAATCACTCCCTTAATACCAAGTTCAGGAAGATAAGTCAAAGCGTCTTTCAGTTTAGTTGCAAGATCACCCGAAGTGTCTGCGTCAATTTCTGCGGCTGTCTTATAGACTTTGGGATTCTTATTGAAGATGCCTTTCTTTGCTACAAAGAACTTACCGTCACGAGGGTCAGTGCCTGCGAAGATGGCGGGTGCNCCGTCCCACTTCACAGACACTTTGCTCTGTTTACTACCTGCTAGCATGTCACGCAACTCACGCAAAGCAAGAATTGCTTGACGAGTCCCGTTAACACCGCCGTACAGAACTTTATCCTCAATATGTGTCATATGAGTATTTTTTTGTTCTGTTATGAACTGTTGAAAAGAATCAAACATAATCGGCTTAACCTCCTTTTTTCTTCAGCAATTGCTTTGAAAAAATCAGCAAGGGTTGTCTTATTATCACTCATTAGATTACCATCTTGTCTTTAGTAAATTGTTTCGCTTTACGCCCTTGAATGGGCATGATTACGATACGAGTCCCTTTTACACCAGCGTCACTTCGATCGCCTTTGTAGATTGCCATGAAAACTGGTTCAAAACCACCTGAGTCTACAGACTCTCCATTTGCGTGTATGTGATTTGATTCGAAAACATACACTTTGTTTTTCTTTACTAATTTTACAGGCCCCTGAATCAGTATCGTACAGTTCTGTCTACTCAATCGCCCACCGTATTCATTACCATACACAGACAACATTTTCAAATTCTTGTCTTCAATTTTTCTGTACAGCGAAGTTGCTCTTGGCAAACCGTCGGGATACATTTCTTTTAGATCGTTAATGAACTTCTGCGTTTCACGATGTTTAAATATTTTAGGTTCTTTTCTTTCTGATATACCGCCCCATTGTTGAAAGTCGTTTGGGCGACTACCGTCTTTGTGTGATATCCAAACTATTTCTTTACCGTCTTTGTCCAACAAGTGAAAGTCCGACTTTGGTGTTCCTGGTGTTGACTCAGCACCTTCTGCATGATATGTTTTATTTCCAATTTGAATAGGCACTGTCACACTTTTAATTTCTTTTTTTATCGCTTCTAACTGATCGCGTAAAGACATAAGTTCACGATCTTCCTTAATCGTCGAACCACCAGCGCCTTTACCCCCAAACTCACTAGATTTCAGTAAGTCTTTAAACTTATATGTATTACCATCAACACCCAACAAATTTAAGGTTGAAACTATTCTCTGTTCTTTTAATGCTTTAATAACATTATTGTCTTTTACAAGTTCGATCTTCTTTCCGCTTACTAATTCAAACGGAGATTTCGTCTCGTACTTTTGAATAAAGACTTCAACACGAAACTGATATTTGTAGATTTCTCTTCCCGACAAATTAGCCATTTATCGATGAACGCCTTTGATACACAAACAATGTTTCAATTATTTATAAGAAATAAAAAAAAAGGCGCCCGAAGGCGCCTTTGAAATGAAAATGCTCTTAGAAAAGTGGAGGTGTTGCACTGTCAAGAACAGGATCAATCGACGGATATGTATGCACAACTCTGACAGTGTTTTTTACAAGTGCAACAAGGGCTGGGTCTGAATGCTGAAAGCCATCTGGCCCATAAATCGGATCTTGTGACGCATCGCCTGCTTCTATTACAGTGATCACTTTATGCGCTTCGGTGTCTTGAAGATACAAAAAGTGTTTATGAATAGGGGAGTCTTTTAAACACTGCATTTCATGACTAGTCAATTTCAAAACATTGATAAAGTAGTCGATGTTAGTCGTGTGGTATTCTGGATCATGAGTCCAAGACATAGAGCCGTTCGAATCAGGACCGTACAAACCATACAACCATTTCAGATGAGTTGGTCTGCCAGTGTCAGCAACACCAACAGAGAAGTTAATCGCCTTTCCGTTCTTTCTCCAAAGAAGCCCTCGCCCCAGCGGGTTATCCATGTATTCTTGTGCTAGTGTACGAAACGCTTGCTTCTTATCTTCATATGTTGCGCCAACTGGAAACGGCATATAGTTCCAATCATAAGTGTCTGTTTCGATACTTGGATAAGAGGCATCGAAAAGTTTATCGAACTCAGGAAAGTCGGTCGAAACCATTATTTCTCTTGTATACATTTTTTAACCTTTTTGCTGATCCTTGTAACGTTGAAAAGTCATGATAAAGGCGAAGGCCGCGACCATCACCGGTGTGAACGCCATAAGACCAACAGTAACCCAGTCAGATAGAGAGACTGCTTTGATGATCCAAAGCGGATATGTAAGCATACCAAAGCCAATCATCCAGTACTTGCACAGTTCAAGCAAGTTATCAAAATACTTCTCAGTAAAATCACTCATTACATATTACCTCTTAGTTTAGGCGCCCGTTGCCTTCTTGCCGCACTCATACGAACAGTATAACACAGACGGGTGGTCAATGACAACCCTAAACTTCTTACCGCAGTGCGCGCAAGTCTTCACTTTAGCCATCCGATTTTTTCTCCTTGCGCTACTCGGCGATCATACTCTTCGTGCGAACCTGGATAACGCCATGCCCAAAATAGCCAGAACAGCATGAACGCTGCAATGCCGATCAGAGCAATGGGTTTGAGTTGTATGTATAGAAGCCAAGTGTAACTCGCTGCGCAGCAACTGAGCATGATATACTTGGCTCGGGTGGGGTATATTCTTTTATGTGACCAGTCTTGCACATACGAACCGAAGATAGGATGCTCCCAAATCCAGAGTCGTAACTTTTCAGAACTCTTACTAAAGCACCACAGAGCAAGAACTAGAAAGACCGTTGTGGGAATACCGGGCACGATTGCACCAATGTACGCACAACCAACAAAGAACAACCCAGCAATTCGCCACAACATTTTTATCATAGTAGTAACTCGTAGTCGTCATCTAATTCGACAACAACACAGCCTTCACCAAAGTCTTTGG